TCGCGATGCCCTGGTATCCCCCTCCCAAATATATCTTGCTTGTCTGTGCCAAAGAATTTAGCTGTACCATCATCTCCAAATTTCATTATAGCATTAAAGCCTCCCAAAAGATAGTCGCTTTTTCCAGCGGGCGAGAACTGGAAAAGGGATAAGACAGGTAAAGTGACAGAAAAAAGAGGGGTTCCTAAAAGATACAAAAAACCCCCAGAAGCTAGACCACCTGTTGAGATTAAAAAAGTAGGAAGCAATAAAAATGCAGCCCCAGAATACATGTCAAAAGAGGAGCGAAAACTCATTAATGATTTATTGGCTTTGTCTACTTCTCTTACACCGACCCATCTTGCTCGGCGTGCAGCATCTGTGGGAGTCCCTGGTGGCCTTTTAATTACTGATAAAAGAGACTAATGAAACATCTAAAAGAAAGAAACACAACTTACTTAAACCACCTACATTTTTCTTGGAAAACCAGCAGCCAATTATTGGTCCTGGTTCTTGTGGGATTAATTCACGGGTTGATTCCTTGGTTCTTACAAGACCATGTTTCAGCACAAATTCATAGAATGGACGGGAAGCTAGAATTATGATAATGCCACCACCAGGCGGAATGCCGCCAGAGATGATGCAGCAAGCACCGATGATGCCACAAGCACCGATGATGCCCCAACAGGCACCTGCACAAGAACCGATGCCCGACCCTGCACAGATGCAGCAAGCGGTCATACAGCGTCTACAGGAGCTGGAAGTGGAGAAGGCAGAGCTAATGAGTATCCTTCAGCAGATGGAAGGCGCAGCGGCTCCTCAGATGGCTATAAACGGTGGTGGTCCTCCGATGGGCGGACCCCCGATGGGTGGTGGTGGACCCCCGATGGGCGGCCCTCCTCCGATGGGTGGTCTGCTAAGTTAGCGAGAGTAACAGATGCCTGGTTTACTACAAATGACGCCTGAACCCACGGGGATAAATTATGGTCTTCCTGAAGGGTTTGACCGTGATATTCTATTAGGAACGGGTGTAGGTGCTGATACTCAAGAAGAGTGGCGCAAGTGGATAAGTAAGAGTCGTATAAGGGATTTGCGTAGGGACTTTCGGAAAATGGGTATTGATGAGCTAATGATTAACAGAGTTTTAGGACCACCCGAAGGTGAAAGGTGGGGATGGCGATAGCATGAGAACGGACAAGCAGGAACTATTCGTAGAGCAGTATTGCCTTACTGGTAATGCTACAAGGGCTGCTGAACTGGCTGGTTATGGCTCACCGAAGCAGAGAGGCCACGAATTAAAAAACAAGTTCGCATTCGAGATAGAAGAGCGTACACGAAAGATGATTCAGGACTGTGTTCCTGGTGCCTTGTCTCAGTTGAAGTCCTTGGCCGAGGATGCTGAGAGCGAGAGTGTAAGGCTTGGGGCTGTAAAAGACATCCTAGATCGTGCTGGATTGAAGCCAGCAGACAGGATACAGCAGGAAATATCCCATATTGAAGGCAAGTCAACCGCTGAGTTACAGCAGGAATTAGAGGCTCTTATAAGACCTAATCTGGTGAACTGATGTGGCTGCTCCACGGTTAGACCCTAAGAAAATTGCGGAAATAAAGAGGCTTAGAACGCAAGGTTTCTCTACACCAGAAATACAGAAAAAATTAGGAGTTAGTCAGAAGGTTATAGTCAGATACGGAAAAGGTATTGTTAAGAAGAAAAGGAAATCGAAGTTAGAAATAGCGCAGAGAAAGAAAGCTACAATACACTCTGACGAAACAATAGCCAAGCATCTTAAAAAAGATGTAAAAGATGTAACCATTACCGACAGAAACTCTTATCGGGGTATGCTAAACAGAAAGAAGAACCCTTCTGGAGGTTCGTTTTCCTCTGCATTGAATAAACTTAAAAAAGACATAATAAGAATCTTTCCCGATAGCGATAAAATATTAAAAGATCGTAAAGGTAATCTAGCCAAACTAGGCGATATATTAAATAATAAAATACTTAGGAAAAAGTATGGTGGGTTGATTGATGTCGCTTTTAATGCTGGGCTAGACATTACAAAAAGGAATGCAAAAGGAGCCTCTGCTCTAAAAGAGTTAAGATCATCTATCAATGAGCTTGACCCTAAACCTAAAGTTTCGCCTGTTCAGCCATTTCAACATCTTCTGGACCGTGAGGGCTAAACTTAACCATCTCATCACCTGATGCGAAAATACGCATTAATGATGGTTTTATCCACTCAATAGTATCTTGGACTGTAGAGTCTACAAACTGAGAGCGACCCTCCACTTCATTACCGAAGGGTAAGGCATAGTAATACTCCATAGCCTTCTCTCTCTGCTCTGAGATCGTATCACTATAACCCAGAGCATCAGTCAACTCACCTTTAATTCTGGTTAATAGTTCTTCTTCTGTAATTTCTTCAGCCATTAAATAATACCATAATTCCTATAGGTTACATCGTGCGTCCATGCTGGGTCTTCACCCGCTAATGCAAATCTCTGTGATTGGAATGCGTACCTTGTCGCGCTCATTATGTCATCACGGAGAGGTACGACCTTTCCGTCTTTTCTATGATACATTCTAAACTCTTCAAACCAGTCTGACAGCGTATCAAAAACCTTGAACTTACCTGACTCCATTGACTGGTACAGCGCCATGATCCCTTCTTCTATAGAGTTGGAGCCTTTTGTTAAGCCCAACGCTGGGGGGTTTGTAAAATGCTGCAATAGGAAGTTACACCCTAAATCTCTGTACTGTGAAGCTAACCCAGGATTGCCCATGCTATCCCTGCGATTGCCGTCATGTGGGTAGGCTATGGGTATAAAATGGGGTCGCTTTCTTATTCGTTCAGAGTGGGTAGCAGGACTTGCCTTGCTCTCTCTATAACAATCATAGATGTAAAATATATCCTCATCTGGGTCAATAGCGCACCAGACTACTGCTGTCGGGTGATCCCAACCAAAATCTATTGCGGCTATTCTCGGCCAAAAACTTTCAATATGTATCGGAGAACAACTAATACGGTCATCAGGGATGGGGAATATAAGCCCTGAACCAATAGAAGGTCTACCGTATCTACGCATCTCTCTTTCGTGCGGAGAGTACGCAGACAGAATTTGTACCATTACAGATTCAGCTAGATGACCAGCCAAACCATTCATCGAGGTTATTTTTTCAGAGGCGTCATCCCAGGTTGCATTCGACAGGGATTGTCCTGGCTGTATGTTGTTCATAAAGGCAGCGACAGTCTCTGTCATTCCAGCTTCTGGGGTGAATGTCATGTAGACCATTCCACGCCTGTCAAGCGTTCTTGTTACCGCCTGTGAGTAGATTTCTCTGCTAGGCTCCTCGTCTAACCATACACAGTCTACCGACCTACCTTGCCACTTCTCAACGCCCATCTCGTAGGCTTTGAAGAATAAAGAAGAGTTCGTCCCAGTGACGTGGCGTATTAGAGCCACCGCTTTAGCGTTAGGCACTCCAGGCTTGCGTTCCGTTTTTACTATTAGTTTTCGTGGAATCGCGCCTGATCCGAACGCTTCGGGGTCATCAGGGGAACCCAATAATTCTGCTTGTACTATGTCTCTTGTTGTCTCGTTAGAGATTCCACCACACCATGCGGTTATAGGGTTATTGAATTTTCTACCCTTCCACCAATCAGGGTATAGCCCTGTCAGGTGAAAAGCCATCTCTGCGGCACCACAGTAGGACTTTCCTATTCTGTTAGCAGCCATCAGGAGACGTTGATTAGCCTCACCACCAGTAGCGTGAAACTCCAACTGGTAAGGGTAGGGGTCGTAAAACTCTACCTTGTTAAACCGCTCTCTCTTTCTAAGCTCTCTTGCTATTTCTACCGCTTTCTCTATATCCGCTGGCATACGCCGCCTTTGCTTGGTTTTCGGCTTGTTTTCTAGTGGAGTAACATTTACCTTTGCTTCCCCATTTCCACCCCTTTTTACCGCTCTTCAGTTTGCATTCCTGCATTGGCATATTACATTATCTTCCAGTGTCTACGGCCCATCTTGTCTTTAACCCATCTACCACCACCAGGTCCGCCACCACTCTTATACGGTCCCCCACTCTTTTTATAAGCGCTATTTTTTGGGGGTTTAGGAATCTTCACAACCTTTTTTGCAAACTTTTCAGCTTCCCTCTTTTCCCTCACCAACT